ATTTTTTAAATCATGAAACATTATTTGCATGTATTTTATGGAGACTTCCTAATGAAGAAACCATAAAGTGGTCTAACTTGTGGTGGGAATTATATTTACAGGGAGGACCCAGAGATCAGTTATCTGGATCATCATCATTAAGAATATCCAATATACATTACGAAAAAGAACATCCAGTTTCAATTATATCTCAGTTTTCTTTTTATCGAGATTGGTGGAATAGTCTTGAAGGAAAATCTGGTAATTATGAGATAAAGAAAAGAAAAATTTGGAATTGGAAAAAATTTATTGATGACCTATCAAAATCTTCAAAAGTAGATTGTAAAACTAAAATTGATTTAACCCGTCTAAAGTATTTGCAAGATACTAAAACTGGATATGTATTCAAAGAAATTCAAAATTCATTTGATTATAAAATTACTAGTGATATAGATCAAAGTAAAGAGCAAAAGGAAGCATATCAAATTCACGTTGAAGAGCTTATTAAGACTAATGATGTAAAATTTACTGTTTATAGTTGCATTACTAATAATTATGATACTATACCAGAAGAAAATTATTATGATCCTAATGTTAGATATGTAATGTTCCATGATGGAACTATAGATACAACAAAAGTACCTTGGGAATATATTGACATTAGGGATTATTGTGATTTGACATGCCCCAGAAGATTATCTGCCTTTCCAAAATTAAACCCACATAAATTATTTGATCTAGGAGAACATACTGTTTGGATAGATGCATGTTATATCCAAACAAAAGAGTTTATTGAATTTTCAAAAACAATTTTTCCAACCAAAGGAGTAACAACACTAGAGCATTGTTATAGGTTTACATATTATGATGAAATGCTTGAAGGATTTATGTGTGGGTTTTTCTCATATGAAGATGGTATAGAACTGACAAAGAAACTTGCAAAAACTAATTACAACTTTAAAGATTATATTAGTCCTTGTTGTACTATTCTTTGGAGAACTATTAAAAATTCAAAACAGTTTATTGATTTTTGTGATCTTTGGTGGGACTGGTCATTGGTTGGATCTAACAGAGATCAGCATTCATTTGATGCGGCAAGGCAATTCACTGAAATGTTTATTTTTAGAGTAGAGAATAAACCACCATCAACAATTGCTGGTGGCATTGATTTGAGATTTGATTTAAAAAATAAGAATAGAAAAGGAAAACATCCTAAACGTGGATCTAATGATCAGTGGAGACGTAGAGATGAATTTTTAAAAGAACTTCAGCAATATACTAATTTAAATCCAAAAATTTATGCAAAGCATGAACACATTACAATGATGGATTGGAATAATGTATTTGAAAATGATGTTGTTCGTAAAGAATATGTATCTAAATCTTCAACTATGAGAAATTTAACTCATCAAAAAAGTTTATGGTTAGAGAACACTAAATCAATAAACGATGCAGTATGGTCTAATCATAAATCTTCACATCTAAAGCGTGTTGATGCTGCTAGACTTGAGAAGATTAAGCAAATGCAAAGTAAGTGAGTATTTATACGTATTGACTGTCAGGGAATTCTGATATATGATAAATAATGTGAAGAAATGGAAACATTTCTTAACATAATTAATCCCACAATTACTCGGAGTTTTAAATGACTGCATCCATCGCTCAACAGCGTGGAAGCAATATTTGGCAAGAGTTCTGTGAATGGGTAACTTCAACCGACAATCGTTTGTATGTTGGTTGGTTTGGAACGTTGATGATTCCTACCCTTCTCGCAGCAACTATCTGTTTCATCGTTGCTTTCATCGCTGCTCCTCCCGTCGATATCGACGGTATCCGTGAACCCGTTGCTGGTTCACTCATGTACGGAAACAACATCATCTCTGGCGCTGTTGTTCCATCGTCTAACGCTATTGGACTTCACTTCTATCCTATCTGGGAAGCAGAAAGTCTTGATGAATGGCTTTATAACGGTGGTCCCTTTCAGTTGATTGTTTTCCACTTCCTGATCGGCATCTATGCCTACATGGGTCGTGAGTGGGAACTTTCTTACCGTCTTGGTATGCGTCCTTGGATCTGTGTAGCATACTCAGCACCTGTTGCTGCTGCTTCTGCAGTGTTCTTGGTCTATCCTTTCGGTCAAGGTTCTTTCTCTGATGCGATGCCTCTGGGTATTTCTGGAACCTTCAACTACATGCTTGTGTTCCAGGCAGAGCATAACATTCTGATGCATCCATTCCATATGCTTGGAGTTGCTGGTGTCTTTGGTGGTTCTTTGTTTAGTGCTATGCACGGTTCTCTGGTTACTTCCTCGCTGGTTCGTGAGACCACTGAAAATGAATCACAAAACTATGGATACAAGTTCGGACAAGAAGAAGAGACCTACAACATCGTTGCTGCACACGGTTACTTCGGACGCCTCATCTTCCAATACGCATCGTTCAATAACTCTCGTTCGCTTCACTTCTTCCTTGCTGCTTGGCCTGTAGTTGGTATCTGGTTTACTGCTCTTGGTGTTAGCACCATGGCATTCAACCTGAATGGTTTCAACTTTAACCAGTCCATTCAAGATAGTCAGGGTCATGTAATTAATACATGGGCAGACATTCTTAATCGTGGTGGTCTTGGTATGGAAGTGATGCACGAACGCAATGCTCACAACTTTCCTTTAGATCTTGCTGCTGCTGATGCAACTCCTGTTGCTTTGACTGCACCTGCTATTGGATAACTACCAAGATTTATAAACAATTTCATTTGGGGTTGGGTGTAATATTGCACTCGACCCTTTTCTATTTGGAAAATAATCTTTTTGTTCTCCTTCTCTAGCAATGTCGCTAGTGATGCAATGCAATCCACCATCCCAAAAATAACGATGTCGAAAGTTTATGATGTGTGGTGTAATGTTATGGCGTTCAAATGCTTCAAAAACATCTTTATTATAGTTGTTGCAGATGACATTATGCTCATCAATAACTAACATGTTTACATCAAAAACAGTTTCTTCAACATAAGTTACCCAATCCTTTAACCAAGTTTCAATATAATCAATTAGATCATCATTATCTTCTTCTCCAGGTATCCACCATTTACCCCTATTTTTTGGTTTTAACTTCATGAATGGTTTTACTTTATCCCAACTTTGACCTGGTAAAGTAATCACTTCCCATCCTGGAAAAGTTTCTGCATAGTTTTGGATATCACTTAATGATATAATTAATCCAGGTTTTACTGGACAAAATGCACCATCAGAATGTCCAGAAATATCAAGCATATGTTTTCTATATTCAGGAAACAATCTTTTCATTTTTGAAATAAATCGATCTGGGTATAATTTATTAAAATTATTGATCGAAGAAAAATATAAATCCTTTCCAACTCGTGTCATTGAAGCAGTGTTAATATATTCATCATAAACAATAGGAACATTATTCTGCTCTAGAATATTTTTAATTGATTCGAATGAATAAAATTTTTTATTGTTTGGAGACTTAAAATTTGATCCAATCGTTTGACATTCTGCTTGAATTAAGTTGTCAATAAATTCTTTTTCATAAATTGCATTTTCCACTTCCCCCATTGTTTCTATCATTGTTCCTTCATCAAATTCAGTGTTCAAATATTTTTGAACTAAAGAAAATATATCAAAATCTCCATATTTTTCTCCTGGCATATAAAAGGTATTTCCTACCATGGCAGTATGGTCTCTTGGACACATTGGTGGCGGATATGGGATACCCTTGTCACTAAGGTGATCCTCAAAATTTTCAGAGACTTCTGTTCTTACAACATCAACATTAAATTCTTTTAATTTTGAAATTAACTTTTGATAATCTTCTTCAGTTTCTATAGCAATTCGTTCCATCACAGATCGAACGTTAGATTTTTTTATATTACTATAAAATTCTGGGGGATAACTACGACCTACTGCACAAACTTTTAAAGGATCCCAATGTTGATGAACAGTAAACATAAAAATAATTTAATTGACAATTATTTATTTGCTTGTTATAATATAATTTGCACAAAACAATAGATATGTATGATTATTGGGTAGTTACAGAAACTACAACTGGTAGAGTTATTGCTCACTGTGGTGAAGAAATTGATGCTATAATGTTAGTTGGAATTAATAAAGATAAGAGGTCTTATCGAAAGCAAAAATTTATTCTAGATCAAGTTATTACAGTAACATCAACAACTGATAACCAACTTCCTGGTCAAATTGGTTTACCTCCTGGAACATATAAAATTGAAGATCACAAAATTTATAAGTTGGATCAAAGTGATCTTGAAGCTGTTAAGATTTAATTAAATATGAATTAACATTACAACTATTGTTTAATCCCCAAAAATCGCAATAGTAAGTATCTACCAAGTAATCATGACCATTTAAAAACTCAATCATTTGATTGTGATAATCTTTAATATGAGTATCTTCTACAACAATATAATCTCCTGTCCATAAAAATGGGTCAATCTCAGAAAAAAGTTCATTTAGATTGCAATGACAATCATCTATGACTATAATTGGATGTTCTAAAGACTTAAGGAAGTTTGAATTATTCTTAGTATAGGTTTTTATATCATATACATCACAAGTTATTGTAGTAATATCATCGCATTCAATTGAAATGTTATCATTATTAATATCAAAGGTATAAATTTTTGATTTAATGTTTAAGCAATTTAGTATGTCGTGCATCCATAGTGCAGATCCACCTTCATTCGTACCAATTTCTAAAATTGTTTTTGGTTTTACTTCCTGAAATAATTGTTGGTAATTTGCTAAAGTCATTGGATCTTTAATACATGATAAATTTTTCCAACGAAATTTTTCTCTTTTTCCTTTGTTGATTATTCCTACATATTTTGGGGGAAATTCGTGATGTAAACTAATAAATTCCCGCTCTTTTATTGGAACAAATCTCATGGTTATTAAATTATTAAAACTTACTTATATTTAAGGTTTATAAAAAATGAAAGCAGTAGTATATTCAAAACCAGATTGTCCATACTGTGAAAAAATAAAAGTAATTTTATTCCATTGTGCCATTGAGTATAAAGAATACATATATGGTAGAGATTTTGATCGTTCTCAATTCTATGCTGAATTTGGTGAAGGATCAACATTTCCGCAGGTTTTATTAGATGATAAGCACATTGGCGGATGCACAGACACAATCAAATATCTAAAAGAGCAAAATCTAGTTTAGATATATCAATAAATAAAGGTGTAGAACTTCTACTTAGGAGTAAGAAACCAGAAGTAAAAATCTTAAGATTTGGAAAGTGGTTTCTTCCTTTTACAAATAAGGAATTTACCATTTGCTTAGAGATAAGAGAACGGTAATCCCAGGAGAACAAAAATGTTAGCAGCTGTTATTTGTTTAGCAACTTTATGTTGCCTGTTGACATTGGGTTTAGGAGTTGTTGTTGGATATTTGGTTAGACAATTTTTACAAGATGTCACACCACAGTATTCACATCCTGAAATGTTTGACGCTAATGGCAACCCACTTCCAGACGAAATTATTGCTTTCAGGTTTGAAGGTAATGTAGAACACTTAGATGAATTTGATGACTAACTATGACAAAACTACCAAATAACCCCTTGGTTTCTGAGGTTTTCAAAGCTGCACACGGCGGCAAGACTGTAGAACGCAAGGTTGAAATCTTACAAGAACACAGAAGTGACCATATCAAAGCACTTCTCATCTGGAATTTCGATAAAGGACTTGAAAGTGCTCTTCCGCCAGGTGAAGTTCCTTATAAAAAGAATGAAGCACCTGCAGGAACTGCAGGACATACTAGACTTGTTCACGAATGGAGAATGCTTTATAACTTTGTCAAAGGCGGCAACGATAAGATTTCACAAATGAAGCGTGAACAAATGTTTGTTCAACTTCTTGAGGCACTTCATGCTGATGAAGCAGAAATTGTTACTTTGGTAAAAGATAAAGAATTACAATCAAAGTATCGCATCACTAGAAGTGTTGTTGAACAAGCATATCCCGAAATTGTTTGGCGAGATAAGTGATTGGAATTTTCATTGATATAACAGATCATTGTAATTCTAAATGTCCTCTTTGTACTAGACACAAAGTTTCTAAGTTTACAAATGTCGTAGATTTAGTTCCCACGACATTTGTAAACAGATCTTCTGTGTCTATGGAAACTTGGAAAACTTGGTTTACTCCAGAAGTTCTTAAAAAAATTTCTTTTATTAATTTTCAAGGATCATTTGGTGAACCAAGTCTTTGTGAAGACTTACTAGATATAATTAAGTACTCAAGATCTATTAATAAAAATATAGATATTTTGATGAGTACTAATGGTGGAACAAGAGATAAAAATTTTTGGAAGTCTCTTGGAAGACTTTTATTTTTTTCAACACCCAACTCTAGGGTAATTTTTTCTATTGATGGATTAGAAGATACCCTAGCAGAATATAGAGTTGGTGTTGATTATAATAAAGTTATAGATAATGCAAAGTCTTTTATTTCTGGAGGTGGAAACGCAGAGTGGAGAATGTTAGTTTTTAAACATAATGAACATCAAATTGAGCAGTGTAGAAAACTTTCCAAAGAACTTGGATTTAAAAAATTTTCTCATCAGACTGTAAATGGATTTTGGGATACGTCTGGTGCTGGCAGTGGATCTTATAGTTACATGCATAAAGGTGAATTAAAAACTTTACATGAAGCTTCCGATCCTAAATACACCACCAATCCAGGAAGAACGGGAGAAAACTCGGATATTCATTGTGAGTTTAAACACAAAATAAATTCTGTAGGAAATCTTAGAGTAGATAGCATGGGAATAGTTCATGCTTGTTGCTATCATCAAGCTAGATTAAGATATTTTTATCCTGATTACTATATTAATAAAAATCCAGATGCAAAACCTGTTTATGATGAGAGTATTGATAATCCAAATATGGGTTCTGGAGTTAAATATTTACAGAAAATTTTCTATGATAGTATCATACCTCTTATAGAAGAACAGGGAGGATTAAAGAGTATTAACTTAAATTATTTTTCTTTAGATGAAATTATTAATACCCCATTTTTTCAGCATAGTTTAATTTCATCTTGGAAAAATCCTACACATATGTGTAGGGAAAATTGTGGTGTTTCTCGCATAAAATAAGTAACAAATTATACAAAATTACTTGACTAGATAGTGTATAGACGCTATAATGTGTCTACGTTCATCTCTTTCGGGAGACGCAAGTAAGTCGCGGAACGGAGCGTTCATCTATGGAAGCAGTTCTAATTACTTGTTTGCAATTTGGACAACTAGTTAGTAGGGTGAACAATTCTTATTATCCTACTATAGTGAAACAACAA